GATTGACCAGAACCGCTTGAAAATGCACCATAAAATGCCGCATAACCAATGAATATCACATTAGACAAGTCTACACTGAATAAATTAATAGCGGAGCAATAAGCAAATGCCTGTACGCCTATTTTTGTAATTTTGTTTGAGGCATATATTTTTGCTAAATTGGTACATTGCGTAAAAATATAATCGCCAAATCCTGAAATATTAGAATGATTAAAATCAATAGTTTTCAGCATCTTTCGTGAATCACTGACCGGTAAAGAAGCTTGTCCTAAAAAATTAATAGTAAGAATTTCGCTACTATCCGTATAAATCTTAACATCAAAAACATTATTTTCCGAAAAGGTGTGAGAAACAAGGCTACCAGCTGCCGGAGACATCCATTCGAGTTTTCCGTCTCCCCAATCCACAACCGTCGTGTTAACCGGAGCAGCGAAAGAAAACGTTTTTGTTGGACTGATTGAAGAATCTACAGTCAGTTCAATATAGTTATCAGGTGGAATATGCGGCCAAAGAAGCTCGGCGCCGTAATACACCGCTTTTATTGACTTTGATTCAAAAGCGCCGCCCGCAAAGTCTTTATTTTCATGATACAAATATCCCATAATTGTCAACTAATTTCTTCCGGATTGGTTAGCGCGATATATAATGTTTTTGTTCCTAAGCGTTCCGGCGCCGGTGGCAGGTCGGTTGCCATGCCAATCCATATTTTTATTGCCTTAATGCCGTCGGGCGTCAATGCCGGGAATCCTTCTATTGCGGTTGCGGATATCTTCTCTCCTTTATGCCAAAAAGATGAGAACGTATCTTGGAACTGTTGCTGCGTCGGGAAATCTCCCGTTTCAAACCAACTGAATATTTGTGCTAAACTTACCATAACTTTATAATTTAATGATATAAGCTAAAACATAATAGGGTGGTCGATTTTCATGTTCTAATCCTTCACCGGCAGGCTGAGATTCCTTATCGACATAGGCGCCGGCGCTATCATCTGAAACAAGCGCATTGTAGTTTGGATCTTGCGTATCATCCACCCCCGCTTTTTTAAATGTAGTGGTATGTTTATGAGCTGGCATATTTTCTGCTAACAATTTTATTTTAGCCTGTCCGCCTGTTTTTCCGATATCACTATAATCCTCATCCTGCTGATTAAAACCGACAATGAATCTTCCCGAAAGATTCGGCGTTCCGTTTAATCCGTCGCAAAGCGCCCAGCCGGCCGGTATATTATTCACATCGCCAGACCATAAGGCAATTAACCCCTTTGGAATTGTAGCCAACTCGTTCAAACGCTTTGTTATTTGCAAATGACTTTCAACCCGCTGTATGTCCGTCCAGTTATATTCGCCCGTTGCAGAAAACTTTGCGATGCGTGTGATTTGCGCTTCCGGATAGTCCACGCCGAAAGCATGAAGCGTTGTGAATGTCTGTTCGATCATTACCTTTTCTGGAATAACCCCGCTTGCAGAATCCCAGCCTGCGAACGGCAGAATTTCTCCGGCTATTACCACAACCCCTTCAGATACATTTCCGGAGCCGTCCGCTACGCATCCATAAAGAATGTAGTTATCGCCTCCCAATGCGGAAAAATTTGCGTTCAGCTTCACCATTTCCTGGAGGAAACCCATAACTTGCGTTGAAAGCGGAAATTTGTCCTGTGCCGTAAAATTTATCTTATTCATATACTATTATGTATTTTTTAGATGCTAATTTGTTTGCGTTGATTATTTGTCTCATTCGGGTTTCTTCAGCGGCCGACATCACCCATAACTGTGGCAATACGACTTCAAAATCTTCAGTATTAGAACCCAGTTGCCCGTCACTGTTCAATAAAACCGGCTGTTCATTAGAAAGCATCATGGGCTTGTCTGACGCTTCGCTCCATAACAGGTAATTGTCGGTTTCCAATGGAATGGTACGGACAATGATTCGCCGGTTAAAGAAATCAAACTCATCATTTAACAATGCCTGCATATAGCAGATTTGTGCGTTTATTTGTGTGTCCAGCGACTGTGCGTAAGCGGAAAATTCCTCGTTTAATAAATCAAGCGGCTTAACCAGCGATGAGAGCAACACCCTCTCAATAGGGTTCCTTAGCATCGTTGGAGTTAGCAATAATACCAGTAGCGAATAATTTATCGTATAATATTTATTCATTGGGTATAAACGTTAAAATCATGTTTTCGTCCGAAATATGATAATATCCGGCGCGCGGTATTTCACGGGCGTTTATTTCCGTAAACTGGGTGAAAGCCCCAAATTTGGATGAGGCTGACTTTATTTCGGCTATTTTCACTCCGGAAAGGACTTGCAGGGTATCAACGAGCGCCTGGTTGGTATAGGTTCCGTTGAAAGGAAGATTTTTCAAAAAGTTTCTTATTGCATTTTGAACAGGATTGTCATCGGTTCCGTCTAATCTTCGGCCGGATGCGTCCAATACCATCGGATCGTAGTAAATGTCAATTTTAAGACGCATTTCGTCGGGCGGATCATTGATCACAGACAGCCTTACGCCTGCGTATGAAATGGTATTTAAATACCGATTAAACGCTTTTAATTGATCGGGCGACAAAGGCTGCCTTTCTCCGCCTGCGCTGTCGGTTGCAATTTTCACGAATAATATGCTTTTATCTCTCGATTCGACAGCTGCCGCATAATGAACTATCCGGGCGGATGCAATTTGCGCGGCTGTTAATCCGGTATTATCATAATAATCGGTTTCCGGAACCAGTTCCCTGCCGAATTGAAACAACATTGCCATATAAGCATACCAGCTGGCGGTACCGGACATTTGTGAACTTAAAATTGACGAAATATCAATCTTAAACCGGTCGTACAGTTCCTGCATTACAAACATTGCTATGGCAACATCTGAAAAAATAATGTTTTCCAAAGAAACGGCAGAAAATTGATCCTCAAACGTCAGTTCAGGCAACAATCCGTATGCTTCCTTTATGGTGCCGTTACCGATGTACGCATCGGTCATTAATCGTTTAAATTCTGCAACAGTCATTTTTTTACTTTATAAATGATAAAAATAACAAGTCCGACAATTGAAATTACGCCCACTACAATCAAATTCTTTTGCAATCCGCTTAATCCCGTTTGTCTTTCTTCTTTTGTCTCTGTTTTTATCTTAACATCCATCTGCGAGTTGTCTTTAGCTGTTGTGATTGCTGTATTGTTTGTTTCCTGATGAATACTGTCTTTTTTATTGACTTCTATTTCTTTATGAATGTTGATTTTTGTTTCTTCGGCGACGGGATGTTTCCCGCTATTCGGATCAGCAGGTTTTTCGGTGTTGTACTTGGTTTTTTCTATGGAAACGTTCAATAGCTCATTGGTCAGCATCGTAATAATCTGATTGTATAATTCTGTTTGTTTTCGCTCGTCAATAGTAGATATATCATTATTGATTTTCGTTTCCTGATTTTGCTTAGAATTGGACATTACTTTTTTGGGCGAATTACAGGATGTGAGCATGTTGAAAATCAGAAGGATTATTATAACTTCAACAAACAATCCAAAGAGAATAATAACTTTTTCTATGAAATCAATTTTTTTCATCCGGATTTATTTTTCTGGTTATTATTTTTACATTCTGAAGTTTACGAGTCAGTTCATCGAGGTTGTATCTGAATTCTGCATTTTCTTCCCTCAGTTTTACAACCTCCTCGATTAATTGCTTGTTTTTACCCGCTAATAAATCAACTGATGCTTGTAACTCGTTCAGAAAATCATTTTTTTGTCTTTTCCTTCCAACAAACCATCCGACGGCGCCTCCCAAAAAAGGAGTAATAAGATTGACGATATCTAAAAATTGAATATTCATATCAATATAAATTTGATTTAAGTTTATTTTGCATGTTAAAACCCGCCCGAACGTCAGCAGGGTTGGCGGCAATGCCGTTTTCAACCCTGCTCATTGCAATCACTATTTTTACATAATCTTCGCCATCCAGGGCCGTTAATATCTTATTCCGTTTCACGAGCGACCATTTTTCTACCTGGTCAATATAGGCATTCGTATTATTTTCCGATTCCGGCGCCCATGAACGGACAATTTTTTCAATCGTATTTTTTCCCTGTGTCAGGTAAGTTCCAAGCGTAACAAATGCGGCGCGGTAACCGTATGCCGGAGTTTGAAACTGCTTAAAAGCCCTGTCCGTTGACGGACTGATCTCCCCCTGAAACACATCTCTACTGATGCGAATGTTCAGCGGATTATTATTTCTTAAACCTCTCGATGTTGCCATAATTATTTATTTTTTAAGATACTATAAATGTTTTTTCTACAGCCATGTAGCCGATACCGCTCAAGTGGTCGGGATCGGCAGAGGTTGCCGGGTATATGTCGTTTATGCCGTAATAATTCATTGCCCTTCTGTCTGCTGACGCAGGCCTTTGTATCGGAGTTCCGGGTATCATCTTTTCAATGACAGAAAGATTGTTATCTATTGCCATCGCAACAACCGAATCAATATTACCGGCTTCCCGAACCGAAATATCGCCAAGCCACTGTCCCTGTTTACTTGTAATTTGCATTGATTTCAATATTTTGATTACTTATTTCCAAGTAATTTACCTGCATTCCGTCTGCTGTCAGTTGTTGGCGAATTTTATGCTTATACAGCAAATAATCCTTATCTAATATCATATTATTAATACCCACGCCGACGGTCGGCCGTTCCTTCAGTTCGCCCGGATTCATTAACAGGATGACGGCTGTATTTTGTTTCGTAACGTCGCCAATCTGAAAACCCCGGGCAATCTTCCCTCCCGCATCCCGGATAACTTTAATATCCAAATCAAAGCTGTCCTGTTTTAACATAATGCCTAAATTTTTCATTTGAATATCATTTTAAGCATATTTTCAACCTGTGTCAATGTCGCAATCGTGCCTGGATCAAATGTTCCGGTACCGTTGGGAGTTATCACCTGTGCTTTGGATAGCGCCTGAAGTAGTTGCGATAAGAGTTGCATGAAATTCTGCCCGTTACATGTGATTTCAATATTGTCAATCTCGTCGGCAGACAATACAAACAGATTGCTTAAATCTCCTGAAAATGACCCTATCAATACGTTGGTTCCAATTGTAGGCGTCAATAATACCTGATTGTCTGTTTTTGTCGTTGTTGCCTTTAACCGGACATCGGAAACGGAAAGTCCGTCAATATTCACTGTGCAAGCAGTTTTATCAACTCTTTCAACCGTTGCAGGGAAAAACACTTGTCCTGACTTCGGAAGTCCTTTCATTAATTCCGATATGCGTCTGTATCTATCCATTGCCTGTAAGTTTGCGTCCCAGTTCTACCTTGCGGGAACCTCCATTTTCGTCAAAAGTCGTTGTAACCGAAATAACATAATAAGAGCCTGTTTTATACTCATATTCCTTATCGTGGATATGAGCCGAATAGGTAGGCTCAACATACGGAATAAGCCAGCCGGTAATGCTTCCTTCATATCCGTCGTAAGTAAGATATTTCATTTCGGATTCGCCGCGTTTTTTCAAGTCTTCCAAACTTTGGGGGCTTGTAACGGTTACCGTTCTTTTTTCTCCTCCGGTTACACCAACCGTT